GTTACTTTGAAAAAGAGGCGATTCGTCTCGTTCATTTCAAAGCAAGTCCACAAGCACAGTCTGATGAAATGCAAAAAGCCATTGAATTGCAGATGAACGCGATTGGATCACTTTCTCAATATTTCAACACTATCCGTGTTCAAGCTGACATAGCTCGTAAAACGATTGAACAAGACGAAGCCACCCGTGAAGAACTACTGGCAGAGGGATTGAACTGATATGGCGCAGGAACTGGATTACTTGTCGATGTCAGACGAAGAATGGTTGCGGGCTGCTGTGCCTCCGCCTGGCGTAGATAACTCTTCGGTACAGGGTGATGTGGAAGTTACGCCTGATTCTACTGAAACCTCCGAAGCGGACGAGATCGAAGCTGACACGGACACTGATACCGACACTGAGGATGCAGCCGAGGCATCTCCGAGTGACGAGCCGTCAGGCGAGTCCTCGGAAGATGCCGAGGATGCGGACAATAAGGAAACAGACAACACTGCCGAAACTGCTGAAAAAACCCCGTCTGATGCGGCTGAGAATAAAAATGAAGAAGAAATTGACTATAAGGCCGCTTATGAAAAGCTGACCAGTCCTTTCCGTGCCAATGGCAAGGAGATACAGGTCAAAAACATTGACGACGCCATTGCTCTCATGCAAATGGGAGCCAACTACAACAAGAAAATGGCGGCGCTCAAACCGAATTTGAAACTGCTCAAGTTGTTGGAAACCAACGACTTGCTCAGTGAAGAGAAGTTGAGCTTTCTTATCGATTTGCATAAGAAAAATCCTGCTGCGATTAGTAAGCTCATTAAAGAATCGGGGATTGATCCGCTGGATCTCGACGAGAGCAAGGCAGCGGACTACAAGCCTTCGGTTCGCCGGATCGACGACAGGGAAATTGAGCTAGACCAAGTACTGGAGGAAATCCAGGACAGTCCGGCCTTTAACAGGACCCTACATGTCGTGTCCAAAGAATGGGATCAGACTTCCCGTCAGATCATCGCGGAACAGCCCCAGCTACTGAAGGTGCTCAATGCTCACATGGAAAATGGCGTCTTCGATATGATTGCCAAGGAGCTGGAACACGAACGAATGATGGGTCGTTTGACAGGACTTTCCGACATTGAAGCCTACCGGAAGATTGGCGATGCAATTCACGCCCGTGGCGGCTTTAACTCCTTGGGACGCCAAGGAAACACTGCCCCTGCCGCGAAGCCGATGATGCCGCCTTCCAAGCCGAAGTCTGAGAGTGTTGAGAAAGTCAAGGAGAAAAAGCGTGCGGCCAGTCCGACTGTGGTGAGCACGCCCAAGGCTCCTCCCAAGGAGTTTAATCCCTTGGCTATGTCCGACGAGGAATTTAGCAAGCTCATCAAACCGCAATACCTTTAATCTTTGACTTCCTTACTAGGAGAACACTATGGCTAATGATCTGAAGCAGGCCAAATTCAACGATCCGGCTGGCGGTAATCCTTCTGATCGCGGGCCTCAAATCAATACCGCTTATTACTGGAAACAGGCTCTCATCGAAGCCAGGAAATTGCAATATTTCATGCAATTGGCCGATGTGACCGCCATGCCGAAGAACTTTGGCAAGACGATCAAGCGATACCACTATATGCCGTTGCTGGACGACCGCAACATCAACGACCAAGGTATTGATGCAGCGGGTGTGGTCGTCGCTAATGGTAACCTGTACGGCTCATCCAAAGACATCGGTACCATCACTGGTAAGCTTCCTTTGCTGTCTGAGACCGGTGGTCGAGTGAACCGTGTGGGTTTCAAACGCATTGAACTCCAGGGTTCTATCGAGAAATTTGGTTTCTTCGATGAATACACCCAAGAGTCGGTGGACTTCGACAACGACGCCGAACTGATGCAGCATATCTCCCGTGAGATGATCAACGCTGCACATGAAATCACCGAAGACGTTCTGATGATCGATATAATCAACAGCGCAGGTGTGTTGAAATACGCTGGTTCGGCAACGTCTAAGGCCACTGTGAAAGACACCGATGTGGTGACTTATGCTGACCTGGTGCGCCTTAACATCGATCTGGACAACAACCGTTGTCCGAAGCACACCACCATCTCGACTGGCACTCGCATGGTCGACACCAAGGTGATCCCAAGCGCCCGTATCCTGTACACCGCTACCGAGATGCTGCCGACCCTGAAGGCCATGACCGACCTGCACGGCAACCCGGCTTTCATTGGCGTTGAGAAGTACGCGGCTGGTACGACTACGTTGAACGGTGAGGTTGGCATGATCGACCAGTTCCGCATCGTCATCCATCCAGAGATGGTGCGCTGGGCAGGGGGTGGTGCTACGACCTCAAGTGGTACCGTGTACTCCACGAATGGCAAAGTGGATGTCTTCCCGATGGTTGTAGTGGGTGAGCAGTCCTTCACGACCATTGGCTTCCAGACCGATGGTCAGACGGTCAAGTTCAAGATCACCCACAAGAAACCGGGTGAAGAAACTGCTAGCCAGCTGGATCCATATGGTGAGACTGGTTTCATGTCTATCAAGTGGTATTACGGGTTCATGGCTCTGCGTCCTGAACGCATCGCCGTGCTCCATACCGCAGCGAAGATGTGATGACCAAGGGGAGGGAAATAACTTCCCTCCCTTTTTTTGATTTCCCCTTTATTTAGCAACCAGACAATCGAGACTTATATGAGCGAACATATTGATGATCTGCCTGTGCAAGACGAACTTGCAGTTCTTAAAGCCCGTGCCGATGCTTTGGGTATTCCCTACCACCCTTCTATTGGCGTAGAGAAGCTGCGAGAGAAGGTTAACGCAGCATTGAAGAAAGACGAGGCTCTGCAAGAGGTTTCCTCTGCGGAAAACAATGAAACCGAAAGTCAACGCCGTAACCGGCTGCGTCAGGAAGCCAGCAAGCTGGTTCGTATTCGCTTGACTTGTATGAATCCCCACAAAAAAGAGTGGCATGGTGAGTTCATTACCGCAGGTAACTCTGTAGTGGGTACGTTCACCAAGTACATTCCGTTCAATGCCGACGAAGGGTGGCATGTGCCGCATATCATTTACGAGCAACTGCGAGACCGTGAGTGTCAGGTGTTCGTGACCGTGCGGGATAGTAAGGGTAATGCCACCCGCAGAGGCAAAACCATCAAGGAATTTTCCATCGAGGTGTTACCGCCTCTGACTGAAGAAGAGCTGAAAGATTTGGCTCAACGGCAAGCCATGTCCAAATCAGTAGACTAATAGCGCAAAGAGGAACCCAGGATGGCTAATCCGATCACGATTAACACGCTGACTGAAGCCTCTATCAATGGCAACGGGGTGTTCGACATCCTGATGCGGGCCATGAAGGAGCACCTAGAACAGGAGTTCCGACAAGGTCGGATCAAAGGCGGTGAATACGCCAATGTCTACCTGGGTTCCGTGCAGGCTGTCATGCAGACAGCCCTGCAATTCGTAATACAACAAAACGAGCTGAACCAAAACAATCTGCTCAAGGAAAAAGAAATCGAGCTGGCTCAGCAGCGCATCGCCTTGGCACAGGCCGAACTGGCGATCCAGCAAGCCAAGCTTGCCAACATTCCCAAGGAAGGAGCGCTGCTCGATGCCCAGACGAGGGTACAGAACCAGCAGGCACTGAACCTAGCCAGTGAGAAACTCCTCACCGAGGCCCGAAAGGCTCTAACAGATCAACAAACAGCCAACGCTGTAGCCGAAAACGCTGTGCTGGTGGCTCAGGAGTGCAAGCTACGCGCCGAGTATGATGTTCTGATGGAATCCAAGCTAAAGACAGCGGCAGAAACCGGTCTTCTGAATCAGAAAAAGGTGACCGAGCAGGGACAGGTTAATAGCGGTGTGTTTGACGCCAACTCCATTTTGGGTGTACAGGCCGCTTTGTATAAGGCGCAAGCCGAGGGCTTCAAGCGCGATGCAGAACAAAAGGCAGCCGATATTATGGTAAAGGCTTGGGCGACAGCACGAACCACCGATCCAGACAACACGCCCATGATTGGCGGTGTAGATACGGCAGTGAGCAAATTGCTGGCAGGTATTTAATTCAATATGCAGGCATAATAAGGGAGCCAGTGGCTCCCTTATTTATTTGTACTGGAGTGGCGTATGGGCTTGTTCAGTTCTAAACGCATCGTCACCGTTGGAACGTCTATTTCCCGTTTTATTGAAGACAAGGATATTAAAGATCCTTTAGTTCAAGCGGTGCAAATTGCTTTATTCCAAAAAGGGGATGTGATTGATCACATTCTTGAAAGCACTATCAATAACTTGGCATTCAAAACAGAACAAAGTTACCGTTACGGAAAAAATGGATATGTTTTTGGATTACCTTCAGGAGAAATTTATTCCAATGCTTTAGGTATGCGTGAAATGCGCCAAGTGCTGGAGCAACGTGAAGGACAACGGGTTACCATTGATTATTTGCATTACTCATCATTTAATCCCATTCACGCTGGCTGGATCTATTTAATTGAGCACTACGGTTACAACACTCTTACCAATGAATTGACGGTTCTTAGTGCACAAAAAAATAAGCCAGTTTATTTGAAAGATATGGTGTTGGAAATTCCCAGCATTTACAAAGATAAGTACAATGAGGATTCCCTAGCCGTGTGGGGGCGTCCACCTAATTCTGGGTATTTGCCAACCATAGAATGGCGCTTGTCGGACGATCTAGCGTACTTGTATCGCGCACCGACACCCCCTCGGTTTCTCAACATTCCCGAAGAACGAATTAAGGTTACGTATTTATGGGTAGTAGAAAACCGTAACTTTCGTTGGGATGCAAAGAACTTTTACGAAAAGAGAATCTACGAAGAAAGTATTTATATTCCCGTTCCTGCACACAATCCTGACGCCAATTATTTTCATGTTCGGTATTACGTTGGAACCACACCGAAATACTGGACATATGAAGACAATTCAGGAGAGTATCCTGTTTTGGATTCGGTTTATACCACCGGTTTAGCCATGATGGGGGATTTTTATCCCAATCTGTACTTTCGCCTATCCAAAACCAACCCTAAAAATTCTGCGAATCAGACTTGGTACCATTCCAGCAAAAAGATGGCTAAAAAAATTGGGTTGAATTTTGATGATTTGGTGGATCAAGTTCATCAAAACCCGGATATTAAAGATGTCGAACAAGCTATTCTGACGTTAGGTGTTCCTCCAGATTCAACCGACAAAGACGACTTGCGGTATTTATTTGATTTCTTTGAACAACTTCACCTGAACGGAGGGGGCAATGCATCTAACGATTTTGTAAACGATTATTTAAGTAAACATCATTTAAGTAAATACTTTGCTAAAAAAGGCGTCAACCAGAATGGATCATTACGATCCATTGTGATTCAAGACGGTACATTCAAAATGAACCTGTTGTACCAGCATAC